AATGGCGGCAGATTATACGGGCAGAAGCTTGAGCCGATGCATCGGCGGTGCAATAGTTTGAAGTCAGACAGCCAGGAAACCGAGATATGGGCGGCTTCATAGCTTATCAATTCGCATAATCAGCGTTTGCACGCGTTTTCGTTCTTGCAGACCCTGGGGCGGGTACCCCCTACCCCGGTAGAGTGCCCACTTCCCGCCTGGCAGTTGACGCTTCTCTCTCCCGGCAATTTGCATGCAATCTGCAAATTGCCGGTTCGGCCGATTGGAGGCATTTTGGCACGTCAGAAGTCGCCCCACGGCACCTATTCGGCCTATCGCAGGCATCTGCGAGAGCATTCGGAACCGTGTGAGGCGTGCAAGGCCGCTCGAAAGGCCTACAACAAGGAGCACTCACCGTCCAGACATGGCGATGGATCGGCCAAGCCGGATGTGAACAGAGCCGGACCGCGCAAACACCCGGAATTGGGGGCATCGGGCTTCTTCGACGCCCATCTGGAACTCGAGAAGACGCTCACGCTCATCGACCAGGCAGTGCATGAAGGGCTCAAAGACGATCCATCGAAGCTCGGGACGCTCTTGAAGACGCGGGCCGAGGTCGTCGACCGTCTGGCAAGCCTGTCCGAACACGCAACCGGGGAGGATGACCCGTTCGATGCGCTCTTCGACGAATCAAGAGACGCTGTACGGAGCGGAACGCCCGCGAATAGAGAAGCGTCCTGAAGCCACCGGTTCCAGGGCCGGCATCGCGTTGAAATTCTGCAGACTGTGTGGCATGACCTTGGATTCATGGCAGGAATATGTGCTTTCAGCGCTCATGGAGACGGACGGGCAGGGCAATTGGGCGTCCAGCGAATTCGGGCTGCTGGTCTCTCGACAGAACGGAAAAGGGGAGATCCTCACCGGCTACGATCTCACCCACCTGTTTCTCTTCCCTAGAAGCGACAATCGCAGGAAAACCATTCTGCACTCCGCTCATGAGGTCAAGACGGCGATCGATGCGTTCGAACGGCTTCAGGGCGTCATCGAGAACGTGCCCCGCCTCATGTCAAGAGTGGAGCGCATCTACACGGCCAACGGCAAGGAAGGAATTCTGCTCAAACGCAGACCCGGCCAATTGCAGGGCGACCGTATCCGCTTCATCGCGCGAACGAAGAAATCCGGCCGCGGTTTCGCCGCCGACATTTTGGTGAGCGACGAAGCGCAGGAGCTCAGTCTGCAAGCGAACAACGCGCTCGCCTATACGCAGTCGCAGATCGACAACCCTCAGGTGGTCTACACCGGCACCGTGCCGGAGGAAGGCGTCAACGAGTCCGAGGTCTGGGAAGGGCTACGCGATCGAGGCCGGAACGGCAAGGGCGAGCACACCGGCTGGATGGAATGGTCGCCGAATGGCTCCGAGGATCCCGACATCGCCGATACCATCGAACCGGGAGACCGCGAAGCCTGGATAGCCTCCAACCCCTCGCTCGGATGGCGGATGCCACTGAGCAACATAGAAGACCAATACGAGCGGTCCGACACGGACCCCGACGGCTTCCTACGCGAACGGCTCTCCGTATGACCCAACCGGAGACCCGAACAGGTCAAGCATCTCTCCGACCTCGATATCCAACGATGGCGCGACAACGCCGTACAGGACGCCAAGCTGGGAGAAACCGCCGTGATAGCGCTCGCGTTGGGCCGTGGCGGCGGTTTCGCCACCGTGGCGGCCGCGTCGCGGTTCGATGACCAGTCCATCTTCGTTGAGCATGAGCGGACGGAACGCGGCACCGTGTGGGTCGCGAAATATCTCAAGGAACTCAAGGAACGGCTCAACGACGCGCTCATCGTGCTCGATCCGAAGAACGCGTCCCCCGTTCTTGTCGACTTGCAGCTGCTCGGCATCAAATACCTGCCTATGAACATGGACGAGATAGCGGCCGCCCACTCGGGGTTCATCGAAGGGTCGAACAACGGGATGATCGTGCATCGCGGCCAGGAGGAAATCTCCAAGTCCCTCGAGTACGCCACTACCAGACCCATCGGCAGAGCCGGGTTCACTTGGGAGCCTTCGGACGCCAGCAAACCGATCAGCCAGGCGCAGGCAGTGACCTGGGCGGCCTGGGGGCTTCGCAAGTTCGAAGCGCTCCCGACGAAACGGAAACCGATAGTAAGGGGTTACGCATGAGCGACATGATGCCATTGCAGCAGGCCGACGACATCGCCGTTGACGCCATGGGCCCCGAACAACTGGGCGAACTGCTGTCGAAGAGGCAGAACGACATGCGAGCCGAATGGTCAAGGCTCGAATGGATTCAACGCAACATCGACGCGCGCATCACTCACACGTGGATGCCGGACGGCGCGGACGGCGAGTACAAGGATCTGCTGCGCAAGGCCTCGACCCCCTGGCTGCAGTATGCGCGCAACGCGCTGGCTCAAGGGCTTTTCGTCGACGGATTCTCGGATGACGTGTTGTGGCGCGAGGCGTGGCAGGCGAACTCGATGGACGGCCGGCAGGTGAAGGTGAACCGCGAGGTCGTGGGCCTGGGGAAATCGTATGGCTTCGCACTGCCCGGGGATGATGGAACCGTGGTCATGCGGCCCATGAGCGCGCTCAGGACGTTCGCGCATTTCGCCGACCCGTGGGACGACTATCCCGAATGGGCGCTGTACCGCAGCGCGAAACGAGGCAAAACATATTGGGATTCCATCTGGTACTTCTTCGATAGCCAATACTGGTACCGCTTCACCGGCACCCCGTCCACGCCGAGGAACATTGAGCTGTCCAGGCATGGCCTGGGTTTCTGTCCCGTGGTCCAGCTGTCGAACACGCTCGACTCCGACGATTCCCCCGAATCGTCGATCGCCCCCGGAATCAAGCCATGGAAGAGAATCGTCGACTACACGTTCACATTGTCCATGGTCATGCGTTACGGCGCGTTCCCGCAGAAGTGGATGGCGGGCGGGGAAATAGCCAAGGACGAGGATGGCAACGCGCTTATCCGCCCATCGGTCGACTCGCTGCTGCACGCGTCCGGCGACGCCGGGGAGACGGCCCGGTTCGGCAGCTTCCAGGCGGCGAACATCGCCGACGTGGTCTCCGGCCTCGGATCCGCCAAAGCCGATCTGAGCGCCGTGCTGCAGATACCGCCGCACTACTTCATGAGCAAGGTCATCAACATGAGCGCGGACGGCATCGAAGCCGAGGAAAGCCCTTACTTCCGCAACCTCGAGGAACGCAAGGCGAGTCTTTCGGAAGGCTATGAGCTATGGATGCGCACTGCGGCCGCGGTCCTTGGCGATACGGAACTCGCACAGGATACGAATGTGGAGGTCCACTGGCTCGATCAGCGCACCCGCTCCCTGGCGCAGGTAGTGGACGCCATCGTCAAGCTCAAGACCGTGGGAGCTCCCGATCGGCTTCTGTTCGCGTTCATCCCCGGATGGACGAAGCAGGACGTGCTCGACGCCACCCACGCGGCGGAGATCGACAAGGACATGGAGCGCAAGGTTTTGGCCTTCCAGGCCAAGGGGACAGCCGCCGAACCGGCTGGGAACATCGACGGATTCACGGAGGAACAATGAGCGAAGCAGCACAGGCAAGCGGACAGGAAGGCCAGTCGCAGGAGCAGCCGGGCCCATCCGGAGGAGCAGGCAAGTACACTCCTCCGGCGACGCAGGAGGAGCTCGACCAGATCATCGAGAACCGACTGTCAAGGGAACGCAAGAAGTACGCCGACTACGACGAGCTGAAAGCTCAGAAGTCCGAAATGGACCAGTGGAAGCAATCACAGCTCACCGAACAGGAGAAAGCCATCAAAACGGCCCGCGCGGAATCCGCCAAGGAGACCGCCGGCAGATACGACCGCAAGATAGCCGACGCCGAAATCCGGCTTCAGGCGCAGGCCAAAGGCTTCCACGACCCAGCCGACGCGCTCGCCGTCTTCGCCGGCGCCCCGCCCATCAGGGACGGAGAACCCGACACGGAGACCATCGGCAGGAAACTCGACGCACTCGCCAAATCCAAACCGTACCTGCTCAAAACGCAGACCATCGCCCCCAAAGGCAGCCCCAGACTCCCGAAGGGCATACGAATCGAAGACACCCATGACGGCAAGGGGAAAGCGGCCGCGGCGCTCCGACAGCTCGGAGTGGCGCGTCATCCGCGTTAAAGCCGGAAACAGCAAAATCAAACCGCCGCCGCACGACGGCAAACCACACAGTTAGGAGCCATCATCATGGCAGAAATCACCCGTGAAGACGTCGCCGCCCTCATCCAGGAGGAATACAGCAACGTCCTGCTCGGCACGGTCGACGAACAGTCCGCCGCCATCAAGGCGTTCGGCACCGTGCCGCTCGGCACCAAAGTCACCAACGCCCCCGTGCTCGCGTCCCTGCCGGAAGCCAAATGGGTCTCGGAAGCCGCCGACGAGACCGGAGTGAAGCCCACCAGTAAGGCGACATGGAGCAAGAAGCAGTTCGTCGTCGAGGAGATCGCCGTCATCGTGCCCATCCACGAGGACGTGCTCGAGGACGCGACCGAGGACCTCATCACCGACATCACCAAACTCGGCGGCACCGCAATCGGCAAGAAACTCGACCAGGCCGTGTTCTTTGGCGTCGACAAGCCGACCACCTGGACGTCCGAAGATCTGTTCACCGCCGCCACCTCGGCAGGAAGCCTCTTCCAAGTCGCCACCGCGGCAGGCAAGGACGATCTCGCCGGGAGCATCTACCAGGCCGCCTCCGCCGTTGACGATTCGGGAGCCGACCCGACGGCCATCATCTCAGCGGGAAGCCTGCGATTCAAACTCGCTAACCTGCGCGCGGCGGACGGCACAGCCATCTACCAGGCGCTCGCCAACAACGGCACCGTCCAGGACAACATCGCCGGGCTCGACGCGAGTTTCGCGCGCAACGGCAGCTGGGACAACGCCAAAGCTCTCGCGCTGATCGCCGACTCCCAGCGTGTGAAGATCGGGGTCCGTCAGGACATCACCGTGAAGTTCCTCGATCAAGCGACCGTCAACGGCGTGAGCCTGGCGGAAACCGATCGCGTGGCCTTCCGTTTCAAGGCCCGTTACGCCTATGTACTCGGCAACGCCATGGCCGCCAGCGGGCAGCTTTCCAAGCCCGTCGCCGCGGTGATTCCTGCGGCCTGAACGGAGGAAACCGATATGACGGAACTTACCCATGACTCGGGCCGCATCATCGACGTGGCCGATATCTCCTTCTATCTCGCGCACGGATGGCATCAGTATGCGGAGCCGGTGGAGCAGCCGTCCGCGCAATGGTCGATAGCCCGCATCGATTCCTGGGTCGAGGAAAACGGCATGGACTTATCGAACGCGAAAACGAAACAGGCCAAGCTCGATGCCATTGCCGCCATGCTCTCGTCGAAGGAGGACACGGATGCAGCTGACAGTGGAGAAGCTCCAGCCGTTCCTGCTGCCGAATCCGCTTCCTGAAGCCAAACGCCAGCTCGTCGCCTCGTGGGCCCCGGTGATCGCCCTCCTGCTGTCCAGACGGTACGGCGACGCGGTCACCACGGGGGACGCCGGCACCGAACCCGTGTTCGTGTCGGCGGCCGCAGACGCCATCCAACGCAGGCTCGACCGCCCCAACCCCACGGTCGCCGCGCAGAGCGTCAACGGCGCGTCGGTCACCTACACGGCGAACCTGCTCGCATGGTTCTCCCCCTCGGAACTCGCCCAGCTCGACTCGTTCACCGGGTCGGGAGGGATACGGACCATACGGACGCCAGCACTGGACTCCATACGCTACGGGAACCGACTGAGACGCATGCCGGAGGGATCAAATGGGTTTTAGCCATGCAGGCAAGTTCCTCAGACTCCGTGCCGCAGAAATCTCAAGCGAATACAATCCCGAACGCAAATCACGCGACTGGGACTATCCGGACATGCTTGAGATCAACGGCGCCCTGTCAAGCTCCTCGAGCCGCCGTACGCCGGATGCGCTGCGCGAGCAGACTACAAGCAACGCGATCCTCACCCTCGACGACCCGGACGCAGATGTCAAGCTCGGCGACCGGATACGCCCCGATCCAGCTGACGGCCGTTGCTGGGAAGTCACCGGATTCCCCAGCAACGATGCCAACCCGTTCACAGGATGGCAGCCCACCTTGGAAATCAACCTCACCGAATACAAGGGGTAGGCCAATGCCAGCCTCTGGACAGACCTACATCGACTTCAACGACCGGTTCTTCGACGAGATCATGAAATCAGCAGGCGTCAAACAGCTCACCCGGCAGGCGGCCGAACGAGTGCTGGCCGCAGCCGTTGCCGAAGCGCCCGTGGACACTGGCTCCTACCGGGACGCCCTGGGCATCGAGGAAGTCGAACACGCGCACCGCACCACGGTCATGGTCGTCGGCCACGACCCGAAAACCATGCTCATCGAATCCAAAACCCAGAACCTCCTCAAAGCCCTGAGAAAGGCGAAAGCATGAGCATGGTCACGCCTCCGGACACGGAACTGTGGCTCACCGGCTACCTGCGCTCGCAGCTCGCCGATGTTCACGGCCTCCAAGTCGATGCCAGCGAACCTCCCGGCTACGACGGCTCCTATCCGCTGATCGTTGTCAACGATGCCGGCGGAGCGCAGTCCGAACACGTATTGTTCTACCGTTCCATTGGCGTGACCGTTCGAGGCTGGAACCGCAGCCGGCCGAAACCGTGCAAGGATCTCGCCAGACGCGTCTACGCGATCCTGACCGCCGACCCCGAAATCCTCGAAGGGCATGCGAACGGCAGCAGGATCCTCGCCATCGACGAATCCAACTGCCTGGGCCCATACCCGGTCACCGAGGACGCGGACATCGCCAGATACTACAGTACGTTCGCCTACACATTCGACGGCGAAACCAACTAACACCACAACACGATCCAATCATCAAGCAAGGAGACCATCATGGCCAAAGACAGCCAAGGCAACGACCTCAACGCGACCGTGGTGCCGGTCACCGGCGCCATATCGCTCGCGCCCTACGATCCGGCGAACAAGATCACCAGCGACATGATCGCCAAAACCATCAAAACCCCGGAACTGCCAGACGCCTATTCGCCGCAGCAGGCCGCCATCGGCCTGATCACCAGCGACGGCGGCCCGCAGGACGCGCGCGACGCCGACGATGCGCAGGAATTCTACCAAGCCGGCTACTCGATCAACGGCGACCCGAAGCTCACGACCAAATTCACCGCCGCCGAAGACAACGACATCACCCGCGAGATCACCGTCGGGCCACCCGACGAAAACGGCGTCTACCACGTGCAGGACATCATATCCGACGGCAAATGGTGCGCCTACCAGGAGGAAGCATGGAAGGGAGGACGCATCTACCGCAGGGCCGGCGTCGTCCAAGTCACCGGCAACGATCCGGGCCAGTCAGAACGCGGCAGCGTCAAAGGACGCGAACTCACCGTGCTCTGGCAGCCCGACGACATGTACGAGGGCGACCGCTACATCGAAAGCGTCTACGATCCCAACGCCAACGCCACGCCGCCGTCCAATCCCTGATCCTCACACATTCCCCGCAGATAAATAGGAGCACACACCCATGGCCAGAACCAAAACAACCCCGGACGCCCCGGAGCTCAGCGAATTCGACGAGTGGGACGAGCAAGCCGAAAGCCAAGCGCTCGAAGAGCTTGCCGCCAGAAGCAAAGTCAAACACATCATCAAAGGCGACCTGTTTTGGGCGCTTGCCCCGCGAGGACGGATCTATAAGCTCCCTCTCGCCTTGAGCATCACGGACTTCGAAGCCCTCGTCAACGCCCAGTCCGACAGCGAAAGCATCGAGCAGATCAAAACGATCCTGCACGCTTTCGCCGGCGAAGCGCAAGCCAAGCAGCTCGAAAGCGAACCCATCCAGGTCATGCAGGCCATCATCAACGACTACGGCGCAACCATCGCGCGCTCGCAGGGAGCCGCCTTGGGAAAATCCGATGGTTCGCCAGCGAGCTCGGAGAACATGAGCGCGTAATGCGGGCGGATTTCGCCCGGTGCGGATGGAGTCTGCAGACGGACCTCGGCAATCGACTCAAATACGGTGATGCGATAGCGCTCTACGAGACATTCGCCACAGACCCGTCCACTTACACGGGCGCGGAACTGCTCGGGTTGATGGGCACGCTGCGATGGGCCGATCTGCTGACCGCAGCAGCGCTGGGAGCCGACCCGTCCAGCATCATCGACGCATTGAGACCCCCTAAAGTCGGGGACGCGAAACCGGGCGCGGCCGAGAATCTGCGCGAGGCGGCGGCAGGCATGTCGCCGATCTTCCAAGGACTCTACGAATAGGAGGTCGCCATGGCGTTCGGGGCAGAGGCCGGGCAAGGCCATATAGCGCTCATCCCCAGCATGAAGGGCTTCCGCTCCGCAGTCAGCAAGGAAGTCAAGGCATCCGGGCAGGAAGGCGGCAACTGGTTCAGCAAGGCATTCAATGCCAACCGCACCGGCAGCAAGCTCGGCGGCGATCTGAACAAGGGCTTCAAAGCCTCCTCGCAAGGCATGTCCGATGCCGTGCTCAAACCATTCCAGCAGCAAGTTGGCAAAGCCAGCCAAGCCTATGCCGCGGCGCTGCTCAAACAAAAAGATGCGGCGTTGAACACCGCCGCAGCCCAAGGCAAGCTCACCACGGCCATCGCCCAGCACGGCGAAGGCAGCATCCAAGCCGAGAAAGCCTCCCTCCGGCTCGAACAAGCCCAACTCAAGGAGCAGGCGGCAGCCGAAGGCGCGCGGGCCGCGTCCGAACGGCTCGCCGCAGCCAAGGAACGACTCGCAGCCGTCGAGAGCGCGGCCGCCAAATCCTCAGGATCGGCCGCCGGCGCGTTCCGCACCCAGATGAGCATGTTCAAAGCCGGATTCAGCTCGATCGAACGAGGCAAAAGCTCATTCACCGGCATGAGCGGAGCCATCGGATCCCTCGCACGCTCCATCCTTGGCTTGGACGTGATCCAGCCGCTCGGCAGCAAAATCGCAGGAATCGCCAAAGGCGGGCTGCAAACCTTCACCGGCTTCGCCAGCCAGATAGGCGTGAAAGTCAGCACCGGCCTGCAAGGAGCCGTAAGAGCCACCCAATCCACGCTCGGCGGATGGGGCAGGAACATCGCCTCATGGGGCAGCGGCATCGGAGGCAAAGTCGGCGGAGTCATGAGCGGCATCGCCCAGAAGCTGCCCGGCCCGTTCCGCGCCGCCGGCAGCGCCATCGGCGGCTACTTCTCCAACATCACCGCCTCGGTCGGCGGCGTGTTCGGCAAACTGTCCGGCGCAGTCGGAGGAGCGCTCGGCACGCTCGCATCCGGAGCGGCGTCCGTGGCCAGCGCCATCGGCAGCAAATTCGCCGCCACAGCACACGCCATCGGCGACAACCTCAAAACCGCGGCGGCCGCAGGCATGGCCGCGCTCGCCACCGGGGCCGCCGCTTTGGGCGCGAAGCTCATCGGCGTCGGCAAGTCGGCGTTCGCCGCGTATTCGACGTACGAGCAGGCGGTCGGCGGCATCGACACCCTGTTCAAGGGCGCTTCGCAAACCGTGCAGAACTTCGCCAAGCAGGCGTACAAGACCGCCGGGGTTTCTGCCAACGAGTACATGGCGCAGATCACCTCGTTCTCGGCTTCGCTGATCGGATCTTTGGGCGGGGACACAGCCAAGGCCGCGCAGGCGGGCAACATGGCCATGGTCGACATGTCGGACAACGCCAACAAGCTCGGCACCGACATCGGCGACATCCAGCACGCCTACCAGGGTTTCGCCAAACAGAACTACACGATGCTCGACAATCTCAAGCTCGGGTACGGCGGCACCAAGACGGAGATGCAGCGCCTCATCGGGGACGCGAACAAGGTCAAGAAGGCCCACGGCGAAATGGCCGACCTGAGCGTCGACAAGTTCTCCGACGTGGTCGAAGCCATCCACCTCATCCAGGGCCAGCTGGGCGTCACCGGCACCACGGCCCGCGAAGCGTCGACCACCATCGAAGGCTCCGTAGGCTCGATGAAAGCCGCATATGCGAACTGGCTGACAGAACTGGGCAAGGACAACGCCGACGTTCCGGGGCTCACGGACCAGCTGGCCCAGAGCATCGGCACCGCCTTAAGCAACATCCTGCCCAGAATCTCTGTCATCGCCAAGAGCATTGTCAACGCCATACCATCCATGTTCGGCGGGCTGGTCACGCTCCTGCCGGAACCGTTCCAGCAGGCCGTCAGTTCGGTCGGCGGCATATTCGACAGATTCAAGCCGCTCCTCGCCTCGCTCGGCGGCGGTTTCGCCGCGCTGGGCATGGGAGGATTGGCGCCGCTCCTGTCGAAGATCCCGCTGCTCGGCGGCATGCTGGGACGGCTTGCGGGACCGTTGAAATTCCTCGGCGGCCCCATCGGCATCCTCGTCGCCGCCATTGGCGGGCTGATCGCCACTTCCCCCAAACTGCAGGAGATCTTCGGCGCGCAACTGACGACCACGATGGCGGCCATCGGCAACGCGATCAGCCGGACCATCCCCATGATCGAGCTGCTCGTCAATACGCTCTCCGGCCAGCTGGGACGGGTGATGCCATCCATCACGGATGCGGTAGGCGGGCTGATTCCCGTCGTCGGCGCGGCCCTCGACGCGCTGACACCGATGATCCCCGCGATCATCACCCCGCTCGTGCAAGCCATCCAGCTGCTGCTGCCTCCATTGGCGAACATCGTCACCGGGCTGCTGCCGCCATTGACGGATCTGATCATCCAGCTGCTGCCTCCGATCACCCAGATCATCGGCGTGATCGTACAGGTAGCTGGAACGATCATGTCGGCGCTGATCCCCATCGTCCAGGGCATCGCGCCGCTCATCGGCCAGATCGTGCAGATCATCGCCATGCTGATCGTCAGCCTGACGCCGCTCATCAGCCAGATAGCGGCCATGGTGGCCAATATGGTCGCGGCCATCACGCCGATCCTCAATTTCATCGTGCAGCTGGTCGCAGGCGTCATCGCCCAGATCGTCGGATTCATCCAACAGGTGATCATCCCCACCATCCGCGGGCTGATTCCCGTGGTGCAGAGCGCCATCGGCGCCGTCGGCGCCATCCTGCACGGCATCGCGCAGATCGTGCAGGGCGTGATCGACATCATCGCCGGCATATTCAGCGGCGACTGGAAGCGGGTATGGAACGGCATCGGCGGCGTCGTGTCCGGAGCGGTCAACGCCATCAGTGGCCTGCTGGGCGGCATGAAGGACGTCGGCGTCAACCTGGTGAAGGGCCTGTGGAACGGCATCTCGTCGCTCGGCGGCTGGATCCTCGACAAAATCAAAGGATTCGGCTCCGGAATCGTAGACAAATTCAAAGGCATCTTCGGCATCCACAGCCCTTCGAAAGTGATGCGCGGCCAAATCGGCGTCATGCTGGGCAAAGGTCTCGCGCTCGGCGTCGACGACAGTCGCGGCGACGTCATGAAATCCATGCAGCGCATGACCTCGATCATCCCCGACAAGATCAGCATGGGAGTCAACGCCTCCGCCAACCCCGCGAACCTGCAAGACCCGAACGGCGATGCAGGCGCGGCTGGCGCCGGAAAGACCATCGTGGTCGACACGAAGATCGACGCGCGGGGCACGCCGCCAGAAACAGTGCTTGCCATGTGGGGAGCGCGCAGCAGGGCCGCGGCGGAAAGGATCGGTGGCTAAGTGAGAATCACAGTCCAGAGCGACGTCGACACGATCCCGTTCACCAGCTACTACACGGACCCGCGCTGCGTGTGGGGCATCCGCAAAGACGGCATACAAGGATTGTTCGGCACCCCCGGCATGAAGGAATCGTTCGAGCCGATGCCCCAGCAGGACGGCGACTACTGGCCATCGCGGATCACGCAGAAAGGGCGCACCATCACGCTCGACTGCGTGGCCCGATGGCGCAGCAGCATCGAGAACGCGCGCAGCAGGGACCGCATCTGCAACCTGTTCGCCAGGATGCTCACCATCATCGTGGAGGACGGCCAAGGCAAACGATACCTGACCGGAGCGCTCGCGGACGATCCGGAGCCGACGATGCGCTGGGCGCAGCAGGGCCTCGTTTTTTCCCTCGTGCTCTACTGCCCCGACCCGCATCGGTACGGCGACTGGATCGAATGCCCGGCAGGCAACGGACTGATCCGAGCCGAGAACACGGGCAATATACCGACCTGGCCGATCCTCACGGCGAGCGGCGCCGCCACCATCACCCTCACGCTCAACGGCCAGAAGATCACATGGAGCGGATCCACAGCTGGCCTGACATTGGATTTCAGCGGCATGCAGCCAAGCCAAGGAACGGTCACGTACGACGACGCGTTCCCGATACCGCCTGGCATCTCCAATATTTCAGCAGCCGCGTCCGGCGGCAGCTGCTCGCTGCTCGTCCGCCCAGGATGGAGGTAAGAGAACATGACCGGTCTGAAACCATTGACGGTGCACGCCTATGACGCGATGAGCGGAGCCCACCTGAACCGCCTGCCCTATACCAGCTGCTCATGGTCGGATTCCATCAACGACGCCGGACAGATGAGCGTGGACATCGTATTCAATTCATTCGCCAAACGCCTCACCGTGAAAGGCGAAACGCTGCGGACCGCATTGCGCCCGTGGAAAGCCATCCTTGCAGCGCAACGCGGCGACACCGTTCTGCACGCCGGACCCATCACCAGCCGCCAATGGGACGCCGCAACGCGCAAACTCAGCTTCACCTGCGGAGGAGGCCTGACCCTGCTGGGCAAGAGACTCGTGCTCAACCACGGTCTGGCAACAAGCTTCCATAACGGCGACGTGCTCGTAGACGACGACCATCCGGCAGACGACTGGGCCCTCACGCTGACAGGCTCATACCGCGACATAGCACGCGGCATCATCTCCGAAACCCTCAAATGGGGACAACTCCCATTCAAACTGCCCCCGCTGGAAGGCGGCAGCTTCACCAGAACCTACGGAGGATGGGACCTCGCCACCTGCGCCGACCGCATCAACGACCTCACCAACCTCGACAACGCCCTCGAATACCGATTCACCCCATCCATCGACCACAACGGCAACCTCAGCTACCTGCTCGAAGCAGACACCGAACTCATCGACCACCACTACCAGCTGAACGCCAACACGCCAGGACAACGAGTCAAACTCACCGCCACGGACGAAGACGGCTCCACAGTCACGAGCGAAGTATGGGCCGCCGGCGGCAAAGACAACGACAAAACCATCATGTGCCGCGCCGCAATACCAACCGCATACCGCGACCCCGACATGCCATTCACACAAACCACGAACACCAACCACACCACCGTCAGCAACCTTCAAACCCTGCAAACCTATGCGCGCTCGCAGGCTGCGCTTGGCGCCTGGCCGTCGGAGAGCTTCAAACTCGAGATCGGCGAGGAATGGCAGACGCATGTCGGCGACTGGCTCGACGTGCGCCACGAGGACGATTACATGGGACGCGTGCGCCTGCTGCTGAAAGTCACAGACGTGAGCCATAGCACCGACAGCGATTACGACACCGTACAGGCAAGGGAGCGAGCATGAGCGACGGACCAGACATTGGCATCGGTTCCGAGAACGCCGATCCCATCAACACTGGCGACGACAGCATTGGCGCTGATGACGAGTGGATCCCTGTCCGCCGGTACACGCCGGGAACCAATGACCCGTTTCTCCTCCTGCAGCGCTCGTCGGAAATCCAAGAGAAACAGAAACGCGAGGCGAACCGGCCTACGGGCACGGAGATCGGGCAGATCTCGCAGAAGCTGCAGGCGTTGACCGAGCAGCTGAAACAGCAGCAGGATGAGCTTGCCGACCAACAACAAAAACTTGAAGACCAGCAGGAGGCGCTTACTGAGCAGCAGGGGAAGCTGGAGGCGGCGCAGGAGGAGATCAAGCGGGTCACGCCTACCGTGTCCACGGTCTCGGGGTCGTCTCCCGGCGGCTCGCTCGGCTCGGGGTGGACGGACTTGATCTCGCTGACCGCGCAACGCGACACGTCCGACGGCAAGACGCGCGCGCAGGTGACGATCACGGTCACCGCGGTCAAGCCGGGCGATGGATTGCCGCTCCTGGAGTGCCTGGTCGGCGGCGTCAGAGTCGGCAGCTTCCCCGGGGTCACCGCCAACGGGGACAGTTTCGGCGGCACCGCGGGAGCGAGCATCTCCTCGGATCAGGCGGTCGTGTTGCGGGGCAAGTCGACCACGGCGTCGGCGAGCCCGGTGAGCGCGGTCTCGATGAGCCTGTCCATCATGAGCATCGCATAGGAACGGAGGAGCAATGAGTGGTGTTTTGGCCGAGAACGCGGGCAGGGGCGACATCCTGCTGCAGCGCGGGATCACGAACCGGTGGGCCGTCAAGTGGGAGCGGAATTCGGGGTCGGGATTCCAGCCGGTGGACCTCACCGACTGGGCGTGCATGTTCGAGATGCGGCTGGCGGGCTCGGACGGTGTCGCGTACTCGCGGGCGTGCGACGCGCACGGCGCCGACGGGATCGCCGCCGTCTATATTCCGCCCGACGCGTTCACGGACCTCGTGTGGCTGTCACGCCCGTCCGGAGAATGGCGCATCACCGCGACGCGCAACGACGTCACGGAACTGCTCGGTGCCGGCTACTGGCACCTGGCATAGATAAAGCCAGTCAGTACCAGCCCAGGAGTTTCGCACCAGCAGCATACAAGGTGATAATTATCGCAGATGTTTTCATAACATCAGAAACGGTGACGTCGACCTTACAAATGAATTCAATCGCCGTAGCAAAAGTAGAAATGACCGCCGCAGCAAAAGTCAGGGTCCCCGGCCAAAAGCCATCTGGGAAACTGCCTCCAGAGGTCGGAAAGTAATGAATAATTAAGAGAACGGTTACGAAAACATAGATGATGAGCGTCGCGCCTAAACCGCAGAGCAGTTTAGGCGGCCTCGCACGTGGTTTAGGCGGCCTCGCCTGGCGTAAAAGGTCCTTGTGACACCCGGATCGCAAAGATTTTTTTGTCTCCCCACAACAATCGGCATGATCACTCCTGTTCTTCTTCATCATTATCCCCTCAGTAGAAAGCCGACAATTCATCATGGTTGATCAGATCATCGACAAACGCACCGTGGCCATCCCGGGTCCGATAGGGGATGTCACGCCGCAGGCGCAGGCGCTGCACGACGAGACCAAGGCCTGGCGCGACCAGACCGAGGCTTTCGCCGGGAGCACCGTGGCGTTGCAGGACCAGGCAGTCTCCTCCCTCGTGCTCGACCCGTCGAGCAAAACCTACGACGCCCTGGCCCATGGCGGACGCAAAACGATGGTCGTGTTCGGCGACAGCATGACCGTCAGCGCCAGCGCGACCGCCAGAAACTGGGAATACCTCGTCGGCGCGCAGCTCGGGCTGACCGTGAGGAACTACGGCGTGGGCGGCATGGGATTCATCACCGGCGCGACGCCATACGCGGCGCAGCTCGCCAACGCCAAGGCCGATTCCTCGTACAACCACGAGCGCGACGTCAGATACGTCGTGGTCAACGGCTCCACGAACGACATATACAACAACCTGGACGACATGGCCACCGCCATCAACTCGTTCGCCGCCGCGGTGAAACAGGAGTATCCCAACGCCGAATACATCGGCATTTCGGGTCTGTGCGGGGCGAACGTGCGATGGACCGACCGGGACAACAACCACCGCATGCAGGAGGCATGGCCCACGTTCGCCACGACCGCCGCCACATTGCTCGCCAACGGGTTCCACGTCATCGGCGGCGCCGAGTTCTGGCTGCTGTACAACTTCGACGCCACGCAATCCGACGGGCTGCACCCCAACGACGCGGGACACCGGCTCATCGCCAACAACGTGCTGTCCGAACTCGCCGGCATCCACCCCAGCCCCTACACCGCGGAATACAAACCCTCGAGCCGCACGTCGTTCACGGCCAACAAACTCACCCTGCCCGTCGTCTCGGCCACGAACGACTACTACGTGTGGAAACCAGACCCGATGAACAGGCAATACTCCATAAGCGGCAACATGGTGAGCGTCGTGCTCGACGCGGACCAGATACAACGCTTCGGCATCAACCCATCCAAAGACGCGAACGGCAATGTCACCGGCATCTACGGCATCGACGTGCCCATCGCGAAGAAGCTGTTCCCCGTCACCAGAATGTCGGTCCACCCGTTGATGGACTCCATGCCCAACAGCCTCATCTACATCAATAACACACTCCTGATCGGAGGCCAACCGAACTACCTCACCTACAGAAAAACCGACAGCAGGCTCGACAATCCCGGCGACGCGAACGAGTTCCTCTACGCGCACGTCGCATCGACGATGATACCGTCCTCAGACTATTCCAAACCGTATTTCTACAATCTGCTCGGTCAACAATCAATCACCGTGCGCGCCGACTTCTCCGCGACCTTCCCCGTACTCGGCAGATTCGTCGGATGACAACACGCCAGCATCCCGCACCGTCAGAAGATCAGGCGGGACATCAAGACAGGGAACGCAGAACCGCGTGATCGTGAATGACCGGAAGCCGCAGAACGATGTGCGGGGACCGACCATAGGGAGCCAAGGCGAGATCCGTGATATCGCCCGCCCTCAATGGCACCGCCGAACTGCGAGTCATATCATACAATGTGAAACCAAATGGCGGAATGGTTATCGCTGACACCATCACGGAATATTCGGCTTCCAACGTCCCCTCGAATGCGACGCTCCACCCGGCGTATACCCTTGAGGACTGCAGGTTGGATATGATTCGCATGTGCAGGCGGTACCGGTTCGGTAGAGCGTTGCTTTTCCGATCCAGGAGAAAATCCTTGCAGTCCGACATCGATCCCGGTGGATTGATCGAACAGAAGTTGGAAATCACCTGTTTGATGAAGGCAATTGGTTCGAGCTTATCGGTTTCTATGCATACGCCCGTATGCCTTGGATCACACGGTTGTCGAAGGATTTGGGAGGTCTCCGCGATATAGAAATCGCGGAACGCCGGCACATAGTTCCTTCCGAGATATGAGTTGCACGAGCCGCAAAGGGAATAGAAACCGGTTCCGCGTTGTTCCTGCCGGTATTTGAGGTCCTCCATATCCGGATCGTCGGAGAGGGACCTCCTGACCGCTTCTTCTCCCTTATAGAGTTGGGACAGATGGCCATTGCCAGTGGACCGCGGCGGTATGTGTTCGAAACTTAACCGCCCCACTTCGCCGCACACGTGGCACACGCCCTTATGCTCCAAATCCCATCATCCCCTAAGTGAACGAAAGACCATTAATATGTCCGAGGATAGCATCGTCGCCATCGTCACCGCGATCATCGGATCCGGCGGGCTGGGCGGGTTCACCGGCTGGCTCACCCAACACCTGAGCCGGACCCGCAACATGGTCACGAAACAGGATCTCGAAAGGTTCGCCGGACAGTTGGAGAAGGGCGACCGCCATTTCCGGACACTCGACAGGCAGGACCTGGACCTCGGCCGTCAGATCCGCGAGGTGAAACTCATCATCCTGCGCCAGTGCCTGTTCGCCCGCCCCCAAGACAGGAACTCGCACGAATCGATGCTGCAGTCCGGCGAGGAGTACCTCAAGTTGGGAGGCAACGGCGTGGGGCATATCCGGCTGACCCAACTGCAGGAGGAGTACGCTCTGCGACTGCAGACCGACGACTGGGATTACACGCACCCCGCGCACCCGCACGACGGCAAATAGAACCAACCCCAGCACAATCGAGCCCCCGCCAAAGCGACGGGGGCTTCATCATATTCGAAACCGACTGAAATGGAGGCCATCATATGGCTGTGGAACTCATCGATTACGCGTGGGGCCGCCCCGATCTCGCGCGAGTCAAAACCTTGGGGCGCAAGGGCGTGATCCGCTATCTGACCGGCAGCGGGGGCAAAGCCCTGTCCAAGCCTGAGATCGCGAAGATCAAAGCCGCGGGACTGACATTGACGCTCGTGTACGAAACCACCGGCAGGACAGTCAAAGGAGGACGGCAGGCGGGCGTCGCCGATGCCGCGGCAGCCCGCGGCGCGATGACCGCGCTCGGTCTGCCGGCCAGCCTCGTGTATTTCGCCGTGGACTACGACATGCAGCCGGGCGAATACGCGCTGCTGGACGCCTACCTGGACGGCGCGGCCAGCGTCATCGGCAAAACGCATACGGGCGTGTACGCGGGCTACGGGCCGTGCGCCCATGCCATCGGCCGCGGCTACGCGGCATGGCAGACCTACGCGTGGAGCCACGGCAGGACCGCCCCGGGCATCAGGCTCTACCAGTATGCCAATGGTCAGAAACTGGCGGGCGGCGAGGTCGACTTCGTGCGCACCAGCCTGGCCGACTACGGGCAAGTCGCATGGCAGCAAACCCCGGCAGTTCCTGCGACCCCGGCGGCCAAGCCCACGGCCGCACGGCTGGCGGTGGACGGCTCGGCGGGCCCGGCCACGATCCGCCGCTGGCAGCAGGTCATGGGCACCGCCATCGACGGCGTGATCAGCGGGCAGATCAACAACGGCGGCGCCCGCCCGAACCTGCACGCCGTGTCATACGGCAGCGGCGGCTCGAATCTGATCAGAGCCGTGCAAAAACTCCTCGGCCTTAAGGCAGACGGTCTCATGGGACCAGCCACCATCAAAGCCATACAACGGCGACTCGGCCTTAAGGCAGACGGTCTCATGGGACCAGCCACCGTCAAAGCCCTGCAAAACCGGCTCAACACCGGCAGATTCTAACCAAGGAGAAAACAATGACCACGCCAACCGAATCAACACCCGAGGCCGCGCAAGCCGCTGCCGCAAGCGAGAGCGCGACCGCTCATACGCTCACGCAATGGCTCAAGGCCGCCGGCGTCCGGGCAGTGAAGACGGCAGCCCAAGCCGCACTCGGCATCATCCCCGCATCCGCCCTCACCATCGGCGGCATCGACTGGATCATGGTCGCCGGAGCCACAGCACTGGCCGCCGTCATCAGCCTGATCACCAGCATCGCCGGCATACCCGAAGTGGCGGATGGTAATAGCCTCAAACAAATCACCAACAACTAGCAAGCAAACGCCATCAGGAAACCAACGCCCTCATCTCTCTCACCGGAGATGAGGGCGATTTTCGCATTTTCAACTGTTATCTAACATAAAACGATGCACGTTGGCTCCCGAGGAAGACTCCTGCTTGCGATATTGCTCGTAAGAGATTATCCCGGTCTTCCTTGCCCGACTGATTAACGCAACGATCGACATTTCCCCCTCCGCTTTTCCTCATGACGAAATCGAAGAGCGTGCTGTTCGCACCCATTGGCGATTCGGCATCGGCCCTGGGCAGGAAGCGGCGGTAGAATTGCTGCGTGAGTTCAAACTTGTTCAGAGGAGAGCATCATGCAGAGTAAATGGCTTGTTGCAAGAATTAATATCCCACCGGTCGGATTTAAGGCTAGGACTCAGGCTGACGGCTTGAGACGAATGGGGGTTGAGACATCTGAGTCGGCTATGCCTGGTAATGCAGCATACAATCTGCGAGAGAACGATGGTGATACGCCAGTTGAGGTTGTCTTCCTGACTGAGAACTCGAAGAACCTGGATCTGGTTTCTATCTCCCCGAATGGGCAATCCTTCATCCTTGAGCACTGGGACGGCGGTCGCAATGCGAATAACATCGGTGATCGTCGGCATACATTTGTCCGACCGGGACAAGGTGCGCCATACGAGTACCTCGGCGATTACTCCATAGCCGCACTCTTCCACCGCGATGTCGAATCTGATGGAAAGAACGTTGTTGAAACCATAGCTCTTTGGGAGAGAAAAGCCTAAGACTGGTCATTCTTTCACTCGATCTGTGACATGTTCAGCGACGAGTCCAGCGGTTTCCATCGCGTTGATTCGTTCCGAGACGTCTGCATGATGGTAGTGCTCGACCATGGCGCCCGAATGGTGTGCCCATGGTCTAATCGTCCTCGTGCATCAGTCTCGCCAGCCGCGCGAGCTGTTCGCCGTCCAATGCTCCCTGCGCCCACAGGTCGAGCGCGAACCGCTTTAGCGGCCAATGCGGATCCGGGCGCGCGCCAGCCTCATCGAAAGCGTCACGCAAGAGCTTGTGAATATCCTCAACCATGAAACAATCGTACCAGCGCCCGGCTCCGCTCCCCCACGAAATGCCGTTGATTTGGTTTTCGTGAAGATGGCGGTCATAATCGGCCCCTACCGCAATATGCCATATACCGGTTTCGGCTGGGCAGTAGGTGACCCCGGCCGGATTCGAACCGGCGACCTTGAAGTTAGAAGCTTTCTGCTACTTTTTTGTCATGCGCTACGATGATCCCTATGATTTGTCCCAACGCCAGATAGCACAGGAAGACATTATTCATGTGGTATGAGATGTGGTAGCAAAATTGTTGCTATCTGAAATATCAATGTTTTCAGTATTTCACGCATATGTCTGTCGAATCCGGCTAGCTCCACCCTTCAGCCCTTGGAATCATTGAGATTTTGAGGGTCTTTCGTTTCCCCGACTTCCGCCTTCTGGACACGATTAGACACGATGGCCGCAGACCTGGCGGCATCTACGGCAGTGG